ATCACGTTCAGCGCACTCGCACTCACCCTGCTGTTGCCACTGGCCGCCTGTGGCCAGGCCCCGCAGGCGGATTCCCAGTCCGGTGCGGCTGACCATGCCGCAGAAGCGACCAGGAACAACGGCGACGCCCCGCCATCCTCGATGATCGCCGGGGAAATCCAGAAAGCGATGGAGAAGGCGAAGCAGGAACTGGCCACCAAGAATATCGACGTAAACAACGTCCACATCGGCGATGGTCACAATGACCACAGTTCGCAGCCGAAGGCGGAGATCACGCCGCAGGGCGACTTGCTGATCGCCGGCAAAAAGGTGGCTGCCACGCCGGCGCAACACGTCATGTTGCAGGACTACCGCCAGCAGATCGTAAGCATTGCCGAAGCCGGCATGGATATCGGCACGCAGGGCGCGGATATCGGCATCCAGGCCAGCAAGGCCGCCCTGTGGGGCAAACTGTCCGGCAAGAGCGACAAGGACATCGAGGCTTCTCTCAAGCCGCAGACCGACCGAATCAAGGCCGCCGCCATGAAACTCTGCAAGCGTCTGCCAGACCTTCTTTCCAGCCAGCAGAAGCTCGCGGCGGCGATGCCCGAATTCCGGCCCTACGCCACGATGGAACAGAAGGACGTCGACGATTGCGGCAAGGAAATGACCGACAAGGATGGCAAGAAGGGCTTCGCCGTGTTCTCTGATTGATCAATTCTTAACCAGACGGCGACAAGGAAGCCGCCGTCAAGGTCGCCCGCCGGTCAGCCGTGGATGCCACCCTTCGTCAGCGTCATCGGATCGAGCAATTTTTTCAGCTCGTCTTTCGACAAGCCGGTCGTTTCCAGCGCCACATCCATGATCGGCCGGTGCTCCTTGTACGCCTGCTTGGCGGTAGCGGCGCCCTTCTCGTAACCGATCACCGGATTCAACGCAGTCACCAGGATCGGATTCATCGCCAGCGCCTGGTTCACCCGCGTCTTGTTGACGGTGAAGCCGGCGATCGCCTTGTCTGCCAACAGCACCGATACGTTGGACAGAATCCCGATCGACTGCAGCAGGTTGTGCGCGATCAGCGGCAGCATCACATTGAGCTGGAAGTTGCCGGACTGGCCGGCGATGGTGATCGAGGCATCGTTGCCGATCACCTGCGCGGCAACCATCGCCGCCGCCTCCGGAATCACCGGATTGACCTTGCCTGGCATGATCGACGATCCCGGCTGCAACGCCGGCAGGGCAATCTCACCCAGGCCGGCCAGCGGGCCGGAGTTCATCCAGCGCAAGTCGTTGGAAATCTTCATCACCGCCACGGCCAGCGTCTTCAGCGCGCCGGACAACTCCACCGCGGCATCCTGCGCCGCCATGCCCTCGAAGTAGTTTTCTGCCGATTCGAATTTCACCCCGGTGATCTTCTTCAGTTGCAGCGCCACCGCGGGGCCGAACTTCGGATCGGCATTGATCCCGGTGCCCACCGCCGTGCCGCCCAACGGCAGACGGCGCATGCGCTTGAGCGCATCCTCGATGCGCTCGATTGCGGCACCGATCTGCGCCGACCAGCCTGAAAGCTCCTGGCCGAAGGTGATCGGCATCGCATCCATGAGGTGGGTGCGGCCGGTCTTGGGGGTGTTCTTCAATTCGCGCGCACGCTTGTCGATCACCTTCTTCAGGTGCTTCAACGCCGGCAGCAATTGTTCGCTGGTGGTGAGCGTGGCGCTGACATGGATCGCGGTGGGGATCACGTCGTTCGAGCTTTGCCCGTAATTGACGTGATCGTTCGGATGCACCTTCGCGCCCGCGGCCACCGCCAGATGCGCGATCACCTCGTTCGCATTCATGTTGGTGCTGGTGCCCGAACCCGTCTGGAAGATATCAATCGGGAACTGCGCGTCGTACTGGCCGCCTGCCACCGCCAGCGACGCCTTGCGGATTGCGGCTGCCTGCCCTTTTTTCAGATACCCCATCGAAAGGTTGACCTCGGCCGCCGCAGCCTTGATCAGGCCCAGCGCCCGGATGAACGGTCGCGGCAGGTGCAGGCCGGAGATCGGGAAATTGTCGATCGCACGCTGCGTCTGCGCGCCATACAACGCGTCAGTCGGCACCTGCAATTCGCCCATGCTGTCGTGTTCGGTACGAAAACTGCTCATTGGGGGAATCCTTCGGGGAAAGACCATGGAATGATGTGGGCAACGCTACGCTTTTCCAAATCCGTTCGGGTTGAACGTAGCGCCATAGACACGAAGTCGAATCCAGAACCGTTCGGGCTGAGCGTAGCGCCGCAGGCGCGAAGTCGAAGCCTCGCCACCTCGACTACGCTGTGGGCGAACGGGAAGATGGCTAGGCCTGTCACTATAAGCTGCCCGGCATTGACCGGCTGTCAATGTAAAATGGTGGTTTCCCCTCGCCGGAATGTCCCGATGTCCACTCATACCCTGACCGCCCTGTCGCCGCTGGACGGCCGCTACGCCAGCAAGGTCGCGTCGCTGCGCCCGATTTTCAGCGAATTCGGCCTGATGCATCGCCGCGTGCAGGTGGAGATCGAATGGTTGCTGGCGCTGGCCGCCGAAGGGAAGATCGTCGAGCTGCCTGCCTTCGATAGCGCCCAGATCGCCACGTTGAAAGCCATTGCGGACAACTTCAGCGAAGCGGACGGCGAGCGCATCAAGGCGATCGAGGCGACCACCAACCACGACGTGAAAGCGGTCGAATACTTCATCAAGGAAAAGATCGGCGCCGACGCCAGTCTGGCCCAAGCCAAGGAATTCGTGCACTTCGCCTGCACCAGCGAGGACATCAACAACCTGTCCTACGCACTGATGCTGCGCGACGCGCGCCAGCAGGTGCTGCTGCCGCAGCTGGATGCCGTGACCACCCAGTTGCGCGAGCTCGCCCACGCCAATGCCGCGTTGCCGCTGCTCTCACGCACCCACGGCCAGACCGCCTCGCCCAGCACGCTGGGCAAGGAAGTCGCCAACGTGGTGGCACGCCTCCAGCGCCAGCGCCAGCAGCTCGTTGCGGTGGAAGTCTCCGGCAAGATCAACGGCGCGGTGGGCAACTACAACGCCCACGTCATCACCTACCCCGAAGTGGACTGGCAGGTCTTCTCGCAGCGCTTCGTGGAAAGCCTGGGCCTCGACTACAACGCCTACACCACCCAGATCGAGCCGCACGACAACGTCGCCGAATACTGCGACGCCGTGCGCCGTGCCAACACCATCCTCATTGACCTGGCCCGCGACATTTGGGGCTACATCTCGCTGGGCTATTTCAAGCAGACGCTGAAGGCTGGTGAAGTCGGCTCCTCGACCATGCCGCACAAGGTCAATCCGATCGACTTCGAGAACGCGGAAGGCAACTTCGGACTGGCGAACGCCCTGCTCGGCCACTTCGCCGAAAAGCTGCCGATCAGCCGCTGGCAGCGCGACCTCACCGACTCCACCGTGCTGCGCGCGCTGGGCACCGCGTTCGGTCACACGCTGGTCGCGCTGGAATCGCTGAAAAAAGGCTTGGGCAAACTCAACGTCAACGCCGACCGCATCGGCGCCGACCTGGACGCCAGCTGGGAAGTGCTGGCCGAAGCCGTGCAGACCGTGATGCGCCGCTACGGCCTGCCGCAACCCTACGAACAGCTCAAGGCCCTGACCCGCGGGCACGGCATCACCAGGGATTCCATGCGCGAATTCATCGGCGGACTGGACCTGCCGACGGAAGCGAAGCAGCGCCTGCTGGAGCTGAGCCCGGGAAGCTATATCGGGATGGCCGAACAGCTCGCAACGGACATCTGAGCCGGATGTCGGCGCTTCGCCCCGGCTGAAGGAAACAGAGGCGGATTTTTTGAATCCGCCTCGTCCAGTCTGCGAAGTGAACTGGTGGTTCCAGCGCCTTGCAAGTCCTGAAAAGAGAACAGCCACCCAAGTTTCCCTGAGTGGCTGTTTTTGTTGGTGGGCCGTGAAAGATTCGAACTTTCGACCAATTGATTAAGAGTTACTGCCGCGCTGCATGGAAATCATGTGGTTGCCGACGAATGATTTACGGAGTCGGCGGCGGCTAGCCCTTGCAGGGCAACGGGCGTCTAGTCAATTTTACGGAGCTTGCAGACGCCAGCTCGGCGCCCGGCCGATGGCTACTCGCCCCGATACCGCGCCCGTGCCTCTCCCCCGCTCACCTGCAAGCCTTCGGGCCCGTACAGCCCCGCCTCATCGCAGAACTCCACGAACGATGCCTGGCATGCTTGGCACCCACACTCACCCCCGCAGCGGGGCGCGCAGGCTGGCGTGCAGGTACATGGCAGGGTGAGGTCTGGCGCCAACGTAGCGGCGCTGATGTCGGGGTAATAGCCGGCGGTATGTGGCCAGCGGCGCAGACCTTCGGCGGTGGGTTGGGTTGTGTCGGTCACAGCGTAATGGGCTCCACCAGTTCGGGGGTGTCGTGGCGTGGGTTGCCAACGGCTTTACTGACCGGATAATACGCAAGCTCCGCTTCGGGAGCATTGGCCAGAACGTCCTGTGCGATGGATGTGTCGCCGGTAAGCCAGTCGTCCCAGCATTCCGGCGGCAGGATCACAGGCTGGCGGTCATGAATATCGCCGCTGACCTTGCCGGGCTCGCCCGTGATCACGGTGAAGGTGCGTAACCACTCTTGGTCCGGCCCTTCCCGCCATGCCTCCCAGAGGCCGGCGAACATCAGCAGAGCATCATCCGGGGCGTGGATGAAGTACGGCTGCTTGTGGCCTGTCTCGCCAGTCCACTCGAAGTACCCCGACGCAGGGACCAGGCAGCGGTGCTTTTTGAATGCGCTGCGAAACGCTGGTTTGGTCTCCACCGTCTCGGCGCGCGCATTGATCAGCTTGGCGCCGATCTTCGTGTCCTTGGCCCATGACGGGATCAAGCCCCAGCGCCGCGCCTTTATTTCGAAGCCCTCCGCACCAACGGCCAAGACGGGGGCGAGCTGCGTGGGGGCGACGTTGAACCGGGCTTCTCGCTGGTTCAGGGCGGCCTCGATATCCACTTCCATCAGCTCGAACTGGCGCTTTGCCTCGCGCGACACGCTGACCGGCCCGAACATCGCGTACCGCCCGCACATATCAGCCGTCCGCCGGCAGTTCGTCTTGCAGCGGGGGATAGCCGTGGCGGGTCAGCATGTCGTCCAACGCGGCATGGGCCCACGCATCGGTTTCCGCCGTGGTGTCCTCGGTGATGCGATCGGCGTAGCCGCACCATTCCTGCATCAGGTCGTCGCGCTCAGGGTGCTCACGCACCAGCGCCGGCATCAGCGCCTCGAGCTCATCCAGTCGTTCCTGCAGCACTTCGCGTGTCGCCATGGCGTCACCCTCGACAGATCCAAGCGGCCACAGTAGCGCACGGCCACGTCAAGGTGCAGTCAATCGTCGGGTGAGACTGAGCGAGCGTACTGTGCGGGCATGGCGCGCAGACAGACATCCCCCACGACCCTTGGCCTAGCCGGGATCTGCGACGCGTGCTGGCGCTCCTGCATCACGATGGACCAGGAAGGCGCCACCTGTTGGCATTGTGGCCAGGGTGTATTCGTACACCGCAGGTTCTGGGTGCAGACCCTGTGCCCGACGTGCAATGGCGCGGGTATGTGCGGTGGTTGCGAGAAAGGGTTGATCATCCGACCGACTGACGATGAGGATCGACTGGCGCAGTTCCCGGCGTACCTTGCGGCATTGGGGCGGAGGGATTAATTGTCTCTGGCGCAGTTCGTGGTGTCGCGCCGGTGGCGGCCTACACGCCGATGGCCTGCCCGCCGATGCGGGGCGCGCCGCGATGCGGCAGCATGAAGGCATGGACAAAACGATCGACATGGAGAGCGTGGTCGACCGCGCGGGGTGGTGCGGGCATTTTTGCTGCACCGAGGATGAGCTGGTTCAGGCCGTTCTGGTGATGGATAGCAGCGTCGTGGGACTGGTCGCGCTGTACCTGGCCAGCCGATCCGCGGAGGGCCCACCGGCGAAGCCGTCGCGGCCTCACTGATGGCCCCGCTTGATCCACGTCCGGCTACGGATGGAGGCCTGGCTGTTGACGCAGCCCAGCGCCACGCTTATCAGGAAGCGGTGAATGTTGCGGTCAGAGTCTGCCAGGACGTGTACCCGTCACGTACAGCATCCACCTCGACGCGAACCACACCGACGCCCGGGGGTGCCGGCGTGTGGCTAGTTCCGGTGATGCCGGTGGTCGTGCTCTGAAGGGTACCGCCGAGGTAAATACGGACGGTGTAGGTCGTGCTCGCCTCCGGGCCGATGTTTGCCGCGGTAGTGTCAATCAGCTGGTCGGCCTGCAGTTTGCGATCGCGGTGCGACCACGTCAGCACCAGCGGACCGGCGGCGCTGACGGGGTAAGCCACGCCGTTGATCTGCAGGTTGCCTGGAGCATACGGACGGATCTGGCGCTTGTTGAGCAGCAGGCTGGCGGTGCTGGCCAGCGCGGGATCGAGCGGGCCGTCGCCGGCATGGGTGAGCAGCTTGGCGTTGATCGTTTCGCCGGTCGTGTATTCAGTCGGATCGGCCGCGGTGTAGTGATCGGTGAACCATACACGCGCACCCAGCGCATGCAGCGCCGGCACGGTGTCGACGCACCCGCGGGCCAGCGTGGCTGTGCTGGCGATGGGGTCGATCGCGTCCACGCGGAAGATCTCGTCATCGATCAGCGCCTCACTACCGACAGCGACTTGATCGAGGGCGCGCCCGCTGGTCAGCGTGACCGCAACCGGCGCCGCACCGAGCGGCATCGCGGCGGCGAGCAGTCCCGTGGGCGCGAGGTCACCGCTGGATACCTCAGTGAATGCGCCGCTGGTACCAATGCGGGTTGTCAGCGCGTAGTTCAGCGGCACGCCACTCGGCCGCACCGCCAGCGCACCGACGTAGCCGGCCAGCGCGGTCACGGCGCCGAGGTCGCCGGGGCGAAGGTTGGCGGCAAGGTCCCGGTAGCTTGCTTCCAGCAAGCGCTGCACAGTGACCGGGTGCGGCGCGGTGTCCGGCGCGACCCAACCTGTCGGCTGGCTGGCCATGTAGGTGGTCGCCGGCAGGCCGAATGCATCCTGCGCGCAGGTCAACGTGATGGGCCGGTTCGGGCGGTCACCGCGACCCACTTCAAGCACGCGCAGCGGCATCTTCACGATGCCCTTGCGCGGCCAGCTGAAAGCGATCACGTCGCCGCGCTTGATCCGCCACAGGCTGCTTTTGACGACCAGCTCGACGGCTGCCGGCAGAATGCTCTTGGCATGGCAGTCTCGAACCGCAGCGCGATCGGCCTGGCTGGATTTATAGAAGCCGGTGTATTCGGTGCTCTGGTTGACCACGCGCCCTTGCGCCTGGATGTTGGCAAGGTTCTGGGCGGGTGCGGTGTTGGCGTCTTTGTTGCTCGGCTGTTCGCGATACTTCACCGTTACTTCATTGACGGTGTCGGATAGCAGCGTCTGCTGGAAACGGGTCAGCTCGATGATATTGCTTTCGTCGACCACGACCAGGTCGTCGACGTTGTAGTCACCGCGCACCAGCACGATTTGTTGTTTCAGCGTCTCCGGGTCTTCGGTCATCATCGCGCCGATGTGGTCGCACACCGTCGCCACGAAGCTGGCCACGGGGGTGGACCGCCGCCAGCCAAGGCACAGCCCGAGGTCTTCGTTTTTGATCGTGACCGCCGCGGCGCGGAAGTTGTCCAGGTCGATCTGGCTTGCGCGATCCATGCCGGCGCCCACTTCAGGGTCCGTCAGCACCTGCATGATGATGTGCACCGCGTTCATGCCGCGATCCACCAGCGCCAGCGAGGGCTCCCAGCAATCATCGTTGTACCAGCCCTTCAGGGCGCGCCGTACCCGTACACCGATCGGCTTGATATAGGGTGTGATGGCGCCGACCATACCTACGAACACGCCGGTGAAAAGGTCGATATAGGCAGGCTGCAAGCCACCTTGCTGGGCGGTGAGATAGTCGCTTGGCAATTGCGTCGACTCACCCATCATCACCGTGAACGACCCCTGCAGCCCGCCCTCCTTTTTCTCGCCGCCGTACAAGTTGGGCGCGTTGATCGCGATCACGCCGGATGTGGTCTGGTTGCCACTCCATGCGGTCTTGCCGTCGCCGGTGATCTCCAGCAGCGCATCCACCGGGCCACGACAAAAGCCGAGGTGCATGCCCAGGATCTCGCGATAGCCGATGGTGACTGCACCGCCCTTACCCATTGTCGGAGGCCTCCGCTTCGGCCCGCGCAATGGCCACAACGCGCTGCGCGAACGCGTCATCGATCGCCGCGGCCTGACTGATTGGCAACCCTTCCTCGGCCAGCTCGCGCAGGTCGATGTTGTGGCGATCGCACCAGTCGCGGATGCCATCGGCACACAGCACGCCCACGCCGCCCAGCTTGGCCGCGCGAACATGCTGCATGGTGATCCGGATCTCAGCCATTACTTTCCGCTCTTGGTCTTGATGGGCGTGGTCTGCAGGTCGCCGTGCCACAGTTCGTTGTTGTCGTCGATGACCTGCTCGCCGAACACCATAAGGATTTCGCGCCCGTCCTCGACCGTGGGCGTTTCCAGATCGGCCAGGCTGGGCGGCTTCTTGCTGGGCGTGCTGGGCAGCGAGGCGTAAACGGCGATCGCCGCAATCAGCGCCACGATCAAGATGACCCATGTGATCGGATCCATCGTCAGAACCCCGGGTTGTTGTTTTGGGCGCCCTTCGTGGGAATGAAGGGCTGGCCGCCGTAGCGGGGCATGTTGTGATGTTTGGTGTCGCAGTCCGAGGTGGTGTGGTTGCAGCCGGCGTAGGTCGCCACCACCGTGCCGACAGGCATCAACGCCGGTGTCAGCAGGGTCAGCGTGTCGCCCACGTGGCTGACGATGTAACGCAGCTCGACCAGGCCGGCGGATGTGTTCCAAGTGAGATAGCCGCCATCGAACCAGCCGTCGGGCTGGCCGGCGAAGGCAGCGGCGGATACCGTCACGGCACCGACAGTCGTCAGCGTGGCGTTGAGGCGCACCGCTTCGCGGCTGGCCTGGCAGCCCGGGCCAAACAGCACGTGCCGGCAGGTTTTTTGCCAGCATCCGCTCAAGCCGGTGGTGCCCATGCCGGCGCTGGCCGGCATGCAATGGATGATGGCCCGGTGCGTGTTGTCTTCGACGTTGGCCAGCGTGCCACCCCAAATGCCGCGGGCCACGGTGTCGCCGCTTGGCAGCACGCGCAGCAACACGCTGATCTTGGCCAGCGGCGCCACGGGCCGGAACTGATCCAGCACGGGCAGGTCCAGTGGCACGGTCAAGTCGAGCACGTTACGCGCCAGGTCTTGCGACTGTGCGATGGCGCTGCGCTTGATCGTTGCCGGCGCATAGGTCTGGCCCTGGTACACCAGCGGCTTGCGGCGCTGCACATAGCGCCAGGCGACCGTACCGCGGCGGAATTCGTAGAACTCGACGTCACTCATTGCCGGGCACCCCGTTGAACTGCACGCGGCAGGCTGCTGCGCCTTCGCTGTCGGTCAGGTGCTGGATCTCCACCGCATCACCGGCCAGCCGGCTCAGTGCGAGGTAGCAGATGCGGAAGACGTCGCCCGGTGCCACGTCGCGACCCAGTGGCGCGCTGAACACCAGCCGCTCGGTGGTGGCATCCAGCTCGGCCCAGGAAGTCAGCGCGCGATGGAACACGGTGCCGTCGAACAGCTCGATGCGAATGTGCTTGCGCCCGGGACGGCCGTGCAGGTAGCGCGTATAGCCGCACCAGGCAATGTCCATCACCTGGGCCGTGCTGCCGATCGCCGCGGCCAGCTCCATGTCATCTTGCCCGCTGGGCAGCCACACCCGCTGCGCGCGACCGGCCAGGTAGTACAGCGCCGATCGGTGCGCGGCACGCGCGGCACGGCCGTGCAATTTCCACGCATGCGACTGTTGGGGCCACGCCAGCCCAGTGATGTCGTCGACGCTGACCGGGCCTATCTCGTCATCGAGCACATCCAGGTCGCGCTCATAGACCACGGTGGGCACGGCGCTGACTTCGTCGTGATGATCCAGCACCGGGTAGCCGGCATAGGTTGTCGCCGGCGGCACGGCCGGCCAGTCGCACGGCTCCACGGCCTCCATGCGCACATGCGCGTCCGCGCGCCGACTGGTGGGGCGCTGCAACTGCGGCCGATCGGCCAGCCGCGTAATGCGCACCGGGTACACGCGGGCGCCGATCGGCCAGGCGCTGGCGGTTGGGTTGACCAGCTGCAACGCGTTGGGCTGGATCGCCGCGACCTCGACCAGCTCGAACTGCGTGGGGCTGGTCCACAGCATGGCCAGGCCATCGACGGCATAGTCCAGGTTCGCGGTGACCAGCGGCACGCTGATCGCCGCTGCCGGCAGCGCCGCGGCCAGCGCGCTGAAATCCGGCGACACGGGGAAGGCCCAGTTGCGCGCCGACCAGTCATACAGCGCCGCCTCAAGCAGCCAGCGGTTGGCGACCGCCACGCGCACGTCGAACTCCCAGGTGCGGCGGGGTGTATCGCGCAATGGCTCGGCATCCTCGCTGCCATCGACGCTGCGCTGCACTTCGGTCAGCCACTCCAGGCGCTCCAACACGCCGTTGTGCCACACGGGCGGAATGGTCCAGGCGGTCAGGCGCAGGCCGGTGATGGTCACACTCACGGGATCGTGGCCAGTGAACAACCAGGAGAGCGTGGCGTCGATCACCGGCGGGCCATCGGTGCCGATGTCGATGGTCCACTCGCGCTGCTGCAGCGGAAGGAAGGACAACGGCAAAGCGGCCTCGCCCGTGGCGGTGATGCCGCCGCCGTTGATCGACTGCAGGTCGTCGAGCGTCAGGGATCGGTCGGGCCACGCGTTCCACACATCCACGCGGCGGGTTTGCACGGAGACAAGGTTGCCGAGGTCGATGCGTGAGGGGTTGATGTGCACGCGATAGTAGTAGTCGAGCAAGTAGCTGTTGGCGCGGAAGCCGGGGATCTCGCGCGCGTTGGCCGGCACTGGCAGGTTCGACAGCAGCGCACCGACGGGAGTGCCGCCGATCACCGCGGCATGCGCGGGCCAGTAATCCGCCGCGTAGCTGTTGAGTGCAGGCGTGAACGCTGGTGTCACCGCGCCGCCGGTGATGTGGAACACCTGCTGACCCGACAGCGTAGCCATCAGGGGCCGTCGTACCGGATGGCCCAGCCCAGCGTTCCGCTGTGGGTGGCGTTGTAAACACCATCCCGGTTAGCGATGTTTTTTTGATACCACGGATAGGCCTTCCAGCGGTCAGTGCCAAGCGTCATCACTTCGCCCGGTGCAACATTGTCATTCCGGATATAGCGCGAGTGGGCCAAGTCGCCGACCATCGACACCTTGCCGCTGGCGCGTGTGATAGCGGGCTGGATCGGAATCAGAACCGTCTCGCCATTGAACGCGTTCGGCTGCCTCGGCACCATCGGCTGTGCGGAACTTATCGCATTGGCGTTATTTGCGCCTATGCCGCTCCAACCGCCACCATCGAGACCGTGGTGGATATAGCTTGAGAAGCTCGCTATGCCTGTAACCGTCGACTGGTTCCAGAAAAGGGCAGGACACCCTCCGTTGGTGTATCCCAAAACACCTGTTGGCGCGAGCGATACGGGATAGCTTATGCTGGCCAATGCAGCACCGCATGTGCCGCCATACCACCCGCCTGTACCCGTCAGCCCGGCCACAGGGCTAAGACCGAACGCGAGCCACTGATAGCGATCAACCGAATAATTGACGACAAGGTAGATCTCGTCCGGCGCTGTGTTAATGAAAACTTCATAGCTGACGGGGAATGCCACGGTGTCCGCCGCCCACAGGCTGCCGAGTCGCGCAACATTTGTCGCGGTGCCGGTAAGGATGTTCGATCCATCCTTGCCGGTACCGCCAAGTAATGTCACGTAGCCGCTCGCGACTTGAAGCCGCACAAAGCAGCCGTCTTTCCACAAAACCTCACCGCTCAGTGTCCACCCGTTATCCGTGCACGCTGTCTGCAACGCGGCAAGCAAATCACTCATGCTGCTTGCAGTGCCGGTCACGTATGCCATCAGTTGAGCCTCATAGCGATGTAGTCGATAAAGCCGTTGCGGCCCACGTCTTGCAGCACGACGTAGTCCACCCCGTCCACGGTGAGGGTGTTTTCTACGGCATTGTTGAAGCCGCTGATGAAATAGATGCCGTCCAGCTCGCCGTAGACGTTCGGTGTGGAATCGTTGATCACCACGGGCAGCAGCGGGTAGTTGTTGCCCGTGTCGCGCAGTTGTGTTGTGTTGGCCAGAAAGGTGTTGTTCCACGGCCAACACTCGGGTTGTTTCCACACGCCATCGACGAAGCGCATGCGGAGGTTCACGCGGTTGCCCTTGTAGGGCATGGCGTGGCTGGTGTCGCTGAATCGCGTGGCGGCCACACCGCTGAGCATGCCGCCCACCACCAACGGGTACGGGTACTGACCCGGCGTGGCATACGGCAGAAACTTGCCGACGTAGCCGTGCTCATAGACGGGCGTGCCGACTTTCATGCCGAACGCGATTCGCTGCGGGTTGACGATGAGCCAGTAGTCGATTCGGTTGTTGTGCGCAGGGATGCCGCTTTCGACATAGCCCGGCTGGGTCACGAACGTGTTGCCGGCGACGTAGCCCGTGAAGCCGGCGACGCTGATGTTGTAGTAGTCCGCCGACTGGTTCTGGTACGCGCGAAAGCCGACGTAGATTTGCTCGGTGCCGGACAAGCCAACGCCTTGCATGATCAATTCGCGATTCACCGCTGGGTCGGTGTAGGGCGTGGGGTTGAGGTAACGCAGCGTGGTCCAGCCGTTGGCTTCGGCCAGTGCCTTGATCTTGAGCAGCATCTGCCAGTGGGCGACGCCTTCGCTGCCGGTGTTGTCGACGTAGCCGATTTCGTAGGCCATTAGCGGCTCACCGTTTGTTTGATAAAGGAGGGGTTGCGACTGATCACCACCTTCGTGGCCTTCTCGAAACTGCTGCTGCTCGCCCAGTCATCCAGCACGCTGGTGTCCAGGCCGACGACGATGCGCTGGTTGATCGGCTGCGCCTGGGAAGCACCGGCGCTTTTGGCGGTGGCAGCGAAGTCGGGCA